ATCACATCAGGGCAACCGGGCGTACTAGAAATCGGTGGGCAAGAATACCCGTGCTACGATCTGACGTGCGGTATCGCAGCGAGGACAGCCTAAACACATGACAACTTACTTAGTGACTAGCAACAGACTTGACGGGCTAAAACGTGGCGACACCGTTACCGACAAAGATTTAGAGGGTTGCAACATTGAGCATTTAATTGACGCAGGGCATATATCCACGCAACAGCCTAAAAAATCTGTTAAAACTAAAGACACAGACGAAAAGGAATAACCACTATGGCCACATCAGTTTACTTGAGCAACCCGGCACTAACGATCAACAGCGTCAATTTGACCGATCAGGCAACTGAGGCAACGTTGACGTTTGCTTACGATCAGTTAGAGACAACGGCGTTTGGTGACCTTGCACGAAAATTTGGTGCAGGCGCAATCACGTCATTGCAAAACAACACATTCGAGGTAACACTATTTCAGTCTTACGAAGCGTCAGAAACCGAAGCGACGATTTACGGTTTGGTTGGCATTAATAATTGCAACATTGTTGTATCACCAACCGCAGCAGGTCTTACAACGCCTAGTTCGACTTCGCCGAGGTACACACTAACCGGGTGCTACCTTGCCGAACACACACCGATTTCGGCGTCGCTTGGAGAGCTGAGCTCAATAAGTCTAGTTTTTGCCGGTGGTGTTTTAACTAAAGCGGTTGCATGATCGCGCGGCATTGGCCGCTGAGAACTAAAGCAATAAACAAAAAACATACAACGCCGTATCGGGGGCATTAATGCAATTAACAATGAAACTGACGTTTGCTGACAGCGAACAAACTGTCACCACAAATTTAATGACAATCGTGGCGTGGGAACGCAAATACAAACGCAAAGCGTCACAGATCAGCGACGGCATAGGTATAGAAGATTTAGCATTTTTGGCGTACGAAGCATCACGACAAAACGGCATCGTCGTACCAGCACTACTAGACGAATACATCAAATCGTTGCTCAATCTTGAAGTCATCGAGCAGACAACCCCAAAAGCAAACGCGGCTCATACCGCTACGGATTAGCGCAGATACTTGTCGCTACCGGGTATTGGCCGCCACAGATCACATTTGACATAGATGACATGAACACAACCATTGAACTAATAAACAAAGAGCGTAAGTGATGCCAGTCAAAAGCACGGTTGAGGTTGTCGGTCTTAAACAAACGATTAACGGTTTGGGCAAGATTGATAAACAGTTGCAAAAAGATTTTAAAAGCGACGCAACACAAATAGCGCAACCAGCAATTAACGCAGGCAAAGCGGTTTACACAAAAGTGCCGATTAGTAATTTTGCTAACGACTGGACACAACGCAAAGACGGGCGACGCATTAAGGGGTTTAGTGTTGACAAAGCAAAAAGCGGCGTCAAGATGCGTTTTGACACTCGACGCAACGCGGTGGGCGTAATTCTTATTGAGCAAAAAGATCAGGGTGCAGCAATCTTTGAGGTGGCAGGTCGCAGAACGTCTAACCGTTTAGATGACAGTTTGCGTATCGCAGGCTATCCAGTTAGCGCAGGTCGCACTCGACTTATCGGGCCAGCCGTTTACAAAGCGCGCCGAGGCATAGAAGCAGAGATGCTAAAAATGATTAAGACAACTATTGCGACGGTGCAAAAGGAAATTAACTAATGGCATTATCCATCCCGATTATCAGCGAGTTTGACGGCAAGGGCATTGACAAAGCGGTCAAAGAATTTAAGCAACTTGAGGGCGCAGGTGCGAAGGCAGGGTTTGCGTTAAAGAAGGCAATGGTGCCGGCTATCGCGGCGTTGGGTGGTTTGGCGGCAGGTTTGGGTGTCGCTACGCAGGCAGCGGTCGAAGATCAAAAAGCGCAAGATTTGTTGGCGCAACAGTTGCGTACTAGCGCTATGGCAACCGATGACGTGATCGCAAGCAATGAGGAATTTATCTCGGGTATGTCGCGCGCGTTTGCGGTAGCCGACGACGAACTTAGACCAGCAATGGCAAACTTAGTGCGCTCAACTGGCTCGGTAGAAGTCGCACAAGGGCTGATGAACACGGCGCTTGACATCGCGGCGGCAACTGGCAAAGATTTGGAAACCGTTACGTTGGCGTTAGGTAAGGCAGCCAACGGTCAAACCGCAGCGCTAACAAAGTTAGACCCGTCTCTTAAAGGCGTAATTGATTCCGAGTCAACACTTGATGACATAACCAACGCGCTATCGGTTTCGTTTGGTGGCGCGGCAACAGTCGCAGCCGAGTCATTCGAGGGCCGTATGAAGGGCATGAAAATTGCGATGGACGAAACTAAAGAGTCGATCGGCGCGGCATTGTTACCCGTGTTGCAAAAGTTGTTAGAACTATTAGAGCCAATGGCGGCATGGGCTCAAGAAAACACGACAACGTTTCTAATTATTGCAGGCGTTATCGGCGGTTTTTCGGCGGCAATTATTGTTGCGAACATTGCGATAAAAGCGTTTACTATCGCGTCGCAGATCGCTACGGCAGCGCAAGCGGCGTTTAACTTTGTTATGTCAGCAAACCCGATAGCGCTCGTCATTATCGGCATTGTCGCATTTGTTGCAGCGCTCGTCATCTTGTACAAACGATTTGAGACAGTACGTAACGTAGTTGACACAGTATTCAACGCAATCAAAACAGGCGTCACCGTCAGCCTAGATTTTTTGACCAGTTACTTTAACGGCGTACTCAACATCTACAAAGGCATATTTAACGCGATAGCAAAATTGTGGAACGGCACGGTAGGCAAGTTGTCGTTTAGTTTCCCGTCATGGGTTCCGGGGTTTGGTGGCAAAGGCATCAGCGTGCCGAACATACCGATGCTCGCTGACGGTGGCATTGTGACGTCGCCTACGTTGGCGATGATCGGTGAGCGCGGCCCGGAAGCGGTTGTGCCGTTGTCAAAAATGGGTGGCATGGGTGGCGGTGTCACCGTCAATGTGACGGGTGGTTTGGCGACCAGCGCTGAGATCGGGCAAGCGGTTGTTAACGCTATTCGTGCCTATAACAGGTCGGCAGGGCCAGCACAGATACAGGTCGCGTAATGGCAGGCACAGCCGTTGTCGGTGCAGGCAACTACACGCTTGAGATTGACACAGGGTTTATACAAGACGCATTTATTCTTGACGACGCAGTTGCAGGCGTACTCGACAACACGCAATACGTACTTGACGGCACAACAAATTTTGCTGACGTAACCACAGGCATTAACAGCGTCAACGTTAAACGCGGCAGGCGTGACGTGGGCGATCAATTTAGTGCCGGCACGATGACGTTTAACATGCTTGACACGACAGGCATTTTTAATCCGTTTGACACGCTCAGCCCGTTTTACGACCCAGCGACAGCGCAACCGGGTTTAGCACCAATGCGTCGAGTGCGCTTAGCACGCTACTCAAACACAAACGTTAAAGAATATTTGTTTAACGGTTTTATTGTTAACTACGATTACAATTTTGCGCTTGGTGGTTTGGACACGGTGACGGTTTATTGTGCAGACGATTTCTATTTGTTGGCACAAACATTTCTTGCAGAATTTAACGTCAGCGAACAGTTGTCTAGCGCTCGACTAACGGCAGTACTTGATTTGCCTGAGGTAGATTTTCCGATTGGTCAACGCAACATTTCTACAGGCACACAAACGCTTGGCGGCGCGGCAGCGTTTACCGTTGACGAAGGCACTAACACGCTTGACTATTGCAACCAAATCAATGTCGCAGAGCAGGGTCGTCTGTTTATGGCGCGTGACGGCGACCTGACATTTCAACCACGCATAGGTAACACGTTAAGCGCGTCGGTTGCAGATTTTCATGACGACAACACAAACATACCTTACGACTCGGTAGGCATCACGTTTGAGGCAGACCAAGTTGTTAACCGTGCGGCGGTCGCCATTCGAGGCGGCACACAAGAGGTCGCAGAGGATTTAGCGAGCCAAGCAAAATACTTTATACAAACGACAAGCATTACAGATTCGTTGTTGCATAACGATACGGCGGCGTTGGCGTTGGCTAACTATTTGCTTGAGGCTGAGCCTGAGGCGCGGTACACGTCGCTAGGCACAAACCTCAACAAATTGACTACAGCGCAACGCGACACAGTAGCGATCATTGACATTGGTGACACGATCACTATTGAAAAAACGTTTGCTAGCGGTACAGGCACAACCCAGTTGGCACAAGAGTTAGCCGTTGAGGGTGTCGAGCATACGATTACGGTTAGCGGCGGTCATTCGGTCATGTACTTTACGTCGCCAACTACG